ACTCAACGAACTCAAGCTATTTCGGTACTAGATTCTGCCGAGGATGTAAGAAAAGCCGTACCGTTACTCAGTTCAAAGATAGCAACGTATGCAGGATTTGCACCTTAAGAGGCGTTAAGGTATAGTTCAAAGGGAATGGCTAGGGAATGCAACCCGAAAAGACGATTTCTCACCGTCCTGCCTGACCCACCTATTTGTGAGATTGCCGAGGCTAACGACCTCACGAGAAAGGCAAAGTATGCATTACTACCAATTCAACATTGGCGATTACGCCAGTCATACCCGTCACCTTACTGCAATTGAAGATATAGCCTATCGTAGGCTTCTTGATATTTACTATCTCCATGAACGTCCGTTGAACTCCGGTTCAGCATCAGTTGCTCGTCAGATCAATATGCGCGAGTATGAAACTGAGGTTAAATCTATTTTAGATGAGTTTTTTACGTTAACTGATGATGGTTGGATTAACGTCAGAGCAGACAAAGAAATAGCTCATTACAGAGGGAAAATTGAGCAAGCGTCTAGGGCTGGTAAAGCATCTGCTGAACGTCGGTCTAACGTCCGTTCAACGGATGTGCAACTAACCAATAACCATAAACCAATAACCAATAACCAAGAATATATTGATCGATTTGATATTTTCTGGAAGCAATATCCTCGTAAGGTAGCAAAGCCTAATGCCTTAAAGGCTTGGCTAAAGATTAAGCCTGATGATGTTGTCTTAAAGAAAATGTTAGACGCAATCAATCATCAACAGCTTTCCAGTAAAGAAATTCAATTTGTTCCTCATCCAGCGACATGGCTTAATGCAAAGCGTTGGGAAGACGAAATAACAGCACCTACAACTAACGTTATGAATATGGGAAGGCGCATACTATGATCGGAAATCTACTCAATCGCCTAGAGAAAGTTAAAGGCTCCAAAGGTCGGTGGACTGCTTGCTGTCCTGCTCACGCTGATCGTAGTCCTAGCCTAGCAATAACCCACCTTGACGATGGTCGCATTCTGCTCAAGTGTTTTGGCGGTTGCAGTGCTTACGAGATAGTTGCTGCTGTCGGAATGGACATTGGTGACCTGTTTCCTAAAGAGAACAAACTAGGGTACTCAATTGACAATCAACGACAAAAACCTGAGCGCAGACCATTTTATGCGACAGACCTGCTCCGAATAATCCATTTTGAGGCACTTATTACGTCCATAGCGGCGTTTGATTTAGCGGAAGGTAGGCAGGTATCAGACACCGATAGAAAACGGCTTAAAACGGCTTTTGAGAGAATTAACGAAGCAGCTAATTATATTAATTGAGGGCAATATGAAAGCATTTCCAACAGAAATATCATTTCCACCGGGCTATCGTAAAGCAAATTATGACGAAGGTATGGACTTACGAGATTACTTTGCCGCTAAAGCAATGCAGACGATTTTGTCTGATGGTCTTGACCCAAAAGATACTGCGGCATTTGCTTACGAATATGCTGACGCGATGATGAAGGCGAGAGAAAAATGAGCCTTGAAGATCGAGCAATAGATTTAGACGAGGCCAGAAAAGCCAGAATCCTAAAGTCCGATGTTATTGATGTAGAGAAGTATCTACACGCTAACGACATAACCATTAAAGTTAAACGGGCTACGGAATGGTCGGAGGTTATCAAGAAAAGCTATCTAAATAGTAAAACTGATACAAAAATTGTATTGCCTTGGCCTAAGACGCATTCTAGTTTTGCGTTTAGGGATGGTGAGGTTACTGTCTACGCTGGTGGTAACGGTGGTGGTAAGTCGCTGATTACAGGCCAGATTGCGCTGAACCTGATTCGCCAAGGTCAGAAAGTCTGCATAGCCAGCTTTGAGATGAAGCCTGAGAAAACCTTAGAGCGTATGGTTAGGCAGTTCTCTGGTGAGTACATAGATAACCCGTTAAGTAATGACCGTGAGAAATATATCAACAACCTTTTTGTCAGATTCGATACCTATGTTTCTGACAAATTGTTTCTTTACGATCAACAGGGAACTACATCAACTGACAAAGTTATTGCTATGGCAAGGTATTGCGCTACGGAACTAGGGATTAAGCATATCTTTATCGACAGCTTAATGAAGTGCGTTAAAGGTGAGGATGACTTCAATGGTCAGAAGAACTTTATTGACGAGCTAACAGCACTGGCTAGGGATCACAATGTACACATCCACTTAGTTCACCATATCCGCAAGTTGGTCAATGAGGAGCAACAGCCGAATAAGAACGATTTGAAGGGTTCTGGATCTATCTCGGATCAGGTAGACAATGTGTTCTTAATGTGGCGAAATAAGAAGAAAGAGAACATGAGGAACCGAGGCGAACAGATAGACGAGACACAGCCAGATGCTTACCTAATGTGTGAGAAGCAGAGGAATGGTGAGGCTCAGGAGTGGTATGGTCTTTATTACCATAGTAACAGCCAGCAATTTATAGAGAAGGTTGGCGCTATGCCTATGGACTTTGATAATAAAGGGCGATTTAGTGGATGAATCTGAGCAACACAGACACCGTTGTGAAGTCTGGCAAGTGTTACGTTGGAGAACAGAAGACAGGAATAAGGCTATTGAATACCTAGCTAGGGTTAGAAAAGCTAGGGGTGATGTAGTAGCAGATAAACTAGCCAATGATTGCAAAGAACAGTGGGCTAAAGGAAACAGAGGGCTAAAGGGAGATTGGCGTTGAGAGCTTACCGAGTAGATGGAAACCAGAAAGCTATTGTTGCTGCACTGCGAGAAGAAGGGTTTATCGTCCAGCATCTTCATAAGGTAGGGGAAGGCTGTCCAGACTTGCTTATAGGTCATAGTCATAACGGCAAGCGTTATAACGTCCTGCTAGAGCTTAAAGACGAAGATGGCAAGCTAACGGCACAGCAGGTTATCTGGCACGCAGGATGGCGAGGTCAGGTAGCGGTGGTTAATAACGCAAAGGACGCAATTACTGCGGTTTACGATGCCTGTAAATAAGAAGCCAAGAAAGCCTAGAAAGTACATACCAAAGACGCTACCACTAACTATCAGGCATAACGCAGAGTCAGAGACAGCCTTACAACTAGCGCCTCATTCTGAGCTAATGAAGCTAAGAGAAGGCTATGGGGATGAAAGCAGTTGGCACACGATAGTTGCTAGGCTCAATATCGGGTTAGTGGCTGCTAACGCTATTGGCAAGGAAGATCAGGCTAAACAGATCAGGATAGGGCTAGATGCCATGCTAAAGGTACAGACTAGGTGCGATAGAACTGGAAAATGGGGCTTATCTGGCAGTGATTTAAGGGAAGTAGGTGACGGGCTAGTGCTTACTGATAACTTACAGCTATCGTTGACAAGAAAGCAATTTGCTCAAGCCATTGATTATGTTTACCAACACGCAGCTAAATAAAAGCTATCGGTAAATAGTAACTGATAGAAATATTTATGTTGCGCTTGCAGAATACATCTATAATTACTACATCAACGCAGCACAATATCAATCAACTAGGAGCTGAAAATGGAAAAGAAACACGAAGCAGCAGTCGGCGCAGTCAAGATCGGTCGTAGCGGTACTAAGTTTCATCCAGCAAGAATTGACGAACACTACGGCTTAATGATTACTTGTTCTTGCCCCGGAACTCAACAGGGTGGCGCATATCACGGCTCTCAGTTCTTTAAAAATATGCCAGCAAATTGCAGAGCAAAATAAACTAAATAGCCGGGGAAACCCGGCTTAACTATATGAAAACAATAAATCCCCACGAAGCCATTGACTACATGATTCGGCATTCTGCTGAATATGCTCAGGCTAAGGCTCAGGTTACGTACCTAGAGGAATTCCGTAAGAGCAAGAAAGCCATGCTATTTGCAGGAGCCATTGGGAATACTATTGCAGATAAAGACAATTTTGCGTACAGTCATCCAGAGTATCTAGCGGTACTGGATGGCCTTAAAGAAGCCGTAGAGAAGGCAGAAACACTTAGGTGGATGTTGGTAGCAGCACAGGCCAGAATCGATGTCTACAGGACTCAAGAAGCATCAAATAGACATATAGATAGAGCAACCCAATAAGAGGATAATATGAACGACACAAATATAGTAGATGATAGCAACCTAGCGCAATGTTGCTTTTGTGGATTTATAGACGATTGGGATGAGATACCTAAAGGTAAATGCTCGTTTACAGAAGATACTCTTACTGAGTGTCCAGAGTGCGGTGACGTAGACGGATTCGCCGACTATGATCCAACGAACATTGCTCGACAGCAGCGAATTGCCGCTAACCTTGCGAAAGTTGGCTGATTGGGAAATTGAGGCGTTAGGTATCAAGCACTTCGGTAATCTCTATTACTACTATCCAGACCAGATTAAAGCTCTGGTTCTGGATGTCCATAAGAAATATCAGAGGAATAAATGACCACTTGCGAACGATGCGGAGAAGTCAACCCGGCTGAGATACATACCTGTACACCAATGCACTGGTCAGATTGCGCTGTACATAGTGAACCTGCTTACCCTGCTGGCGAGTGTGATTGTGGCGGTGTACAGCCTGAACCGGAGTATCGTGATGTGGTGATTAAGGGTGATCTATGGCGCATTGAATTTCTACCCGATCATGCTGCAAGCGTAGTGCTTGTGAAAGCGAATTACGAAGACAATCTAAAGCAAAAGAATGCGTAAAAAAGAGGCGCAATATCTGTCAAAAGTTGCAGATATAGGATGTATAATTTGTTACAGGCTTGGCTATATTGGGACTCCAGCAGAGATCCACCATATCAGAGGTATAGGTTTGGGGATGGGTGTCAGGAATTCTAATTACGCAACTATCCCACTTTGTCCCGAGCATCATCGAGGGAATACTGGCTATCACGGCATGGGAAGGAAAGCCTTTGAGCGTCGGTACGAGGTTACCGAATTGCAGTTAGCACAGCAGGTACAGGAGATTCTTAATGAAGAAGACCAAAGCAGCCAAGAAGGTAGCCAAAGTTATGCGTGAGTACGGCAAAGGCGAACTGCATTCTGGCAAAGGTGGCCCAGTGGTCAAGTCTCAGAAGCAAGCCGTAGCTATCGCGCTCAGTGAGGCTGGTGTAGCTAAGAAAAAGGCCAAGAAATGAAGCCGGGTTTGTATGCCAATATTCATGCTAAACGCAAGCGCATAGCTGAGGGTTCAGGCGAGAAAATGAAGAAACCGGGAACCAAGGGCGCTCCTACTAAAGCCGACTTTAAGCAAGCGGCTAAGACTGCAATGCCTGTTCGTGGTTCCCGTACAGCTAAGAATAAAGCCAAAAAATGAAACCTTGTCCTAAAGTCTGTTCAGACATCCAGCTCAACCTAGCAAATAGGGATTGGGCTTTTAAGAATGTAGGCTATGGCCCAGCTAACCCAGAGGAACCTGAAGATTTCTGGGATAAACGTGCTGAGGAATGGGCTACGACTCCAGACAATGCGCAGACAATGCGCTGCGGTAACTGTGCTGCATTTATCCAGACTCCTGAGATGATGGACTGTATTATCAAGGGTATTCAGGGTGAGGAATCAGACGCTGAGACTTACGCTAACGAGGTGGTTGCCGAGTCAGAATTAGGCTACTGTGAGCTTTTCGAGTTTAAATGCGCTGCTGATCGTAGCTGTTCTGCATGGTTAGTAGGTGGCCCAATAACTAAAGCTATGACTGAGAAGCAGAAGAATATGCTCAGAATGGCTAAGATGGAGTTAAATGAAGAATATGGCGGCAGAATGGACGAAGAAGGCGGGGAAGAATCCTAAAGGTGGATTGAACGAGAAGGGACGTAAGTCTTACGAGGCAGCTAATCCCGGATCTAACCTGAAGGCTCCCGTTAAGTCAGGAGATAATCCTAGAAGGGCTAGTTTCCTAGCTCGTATGGGCAATATGCCGGGTGCTGAGAAGAAGCCTAACGGTGAGCCTACGCGCCTACTGTTATCCCTGAAGGCATGGGGTGCTAACAGTAAGGCAGATGCTAAGAAGAAAGCAGCAGCTATTTCCGCTAGAAATAAGAAAAAGTAATGAAGCATACCTACGGGGTTAAGAACATTCACGTTAGGGAGTGGGGAGAAGGCACTGATGTATTAATCGGTGCTTTTTGTTCTATTGCGGACAATGTTGAGATATTCCTTGGTGGTAATCATAGAACAGACTGGGTAACTACTTATCCGTTTGGTCACATCAATAAAGAGGCATTCCCTTGGCATGGCAGAGGACATCCAGCGACTAAGGGCAATGTGGTTATTGGGAACGATGTCTGGATAGGATCAGGCGCTACGATATTCTCAGGCGTTACTATTGGCGATGGTGCTGTTATATCGGCTAAGTCTGTTGTGGTTAAGGACGTGCCTCCGTACTCGATTGTTGGTGGGAATCCTGCCAAAGTAGTGAAGTTACGGTTTACTGAAGACCAGATAGAGAGACTCCTTAAAAATCCTTGGTGGGATCTACCTGAGAGCCGTATCAATGAGTTACTCCCGTTGTTGTGTTCAAGTAACGTAGAGGATTTAATTGCAGCCATTAACGCTTAATTTAGGCTCCGGTAAAGACTGGAGAGAGGATTGTCTAAACTCAGACATACAGGCTAGGGTTAAACCTGATTGGGTATGCGACATATCTAAGGTTCAATGGGGTGAGCTAGTAGAAACCCGATTCGGACAGATCAAGATTAAGCCTGAGATGTTTGAAAAAATCGTCGCAAATGACGTTTTAGAGCATATTCCTGATTTAATTAGTGCCATGAGGAACTGCCGAGACTTACTTAAAGTCGGTGGTGAGTTCGTTATATCTGTGCCGTATGAGCTAAGTCTAGGTGCATGGCAAGATCCTACGCACGTACGTGCTTTTAATGAGAATAGCTGGTTGTACTATACCGAGTGGTGCTGGTATTTAGGATGGGAATCTGGCTTTAGGTTGGCAGAGCTTCAGTTTAAGCTGTCTGAATTAGGATCAGAAATGTCTGAGAAGGGCGCTTCTGATGAGGAAATCCTTAGAACTCCACGAGCTGTAGACTCAATGAAGGTGACATTGTGCAAGCTATAGTTATCTGTACGGTAAAGAACCCCGGCGTAACGATATTGCTTGAAAGCATTAGAGTTTATGCGCCTACGATGCCTGTATATCTATTTGGCAACAGCTTAGAGCTTTGGCATAAGGCTAAGAGTATCCTGCCTAACTTGGTCTGGAGGCCGAATCAGGCTACTAACTTTGGCGATGCTTACAATACGGCAATAGATTATGCCTTTGAGCATGGACGTTATAAATCAGTAATTGTCTCTAACGACGATGTTGTTATAACACCTAGTGCCATAGATGTGATGAAGAATGATTCGGAAATTCTGGAATCAAACGGCGTAAATGTCGGATTCTTGGGAGCCAGATCGGATTATGTGTTACCAGACCAGAACATTAGGTTTCCAGTAGAGGAAGATGAGCGAGTCGGATTAAAGTGGGAAAGCGAGTTCTACATTAAGCCCACAGGAGTCATAGCACCAATATTTGCTACCATTAGCAAGAAGGCATGGGACGCGGCTAAGTTCCCTAGCACGAATTGGTATTCCGATAATATAATATGCCATGACCTGCAAAAAGCAGGGTTTGAGCATTTCGTATCAAGGGCTTATGTTCATCACGCAGGAAGCCAGACAGTAGGAACAGACTTTGAGAAATGCCATGAAGAACCACGAGAGTGGATAAAGGCTAACAGGCCGGACGTATACGAGGTGTTTTATGGCAACTCTTGAAGAAACGCTAAGGAAGCTAGGGTTAGCAACTGCTAGGGGTGCTCCGCAGTTAGCTACTGGTTTTGTCGATTTAGCGGCTTTGCCATTTACTATGACTGGGATGTTAAGACCAGAGGAGGCAGTAGGATCAACAGCTTACCTAACGTCTAAAGGTTTGTTGCCACCAGAGCAAAAAGGTTTACTAGGAGAAACAACAGAGCTTGTTTCTAGTGCGCTTAATCCAGCTTCATTGGCTAAGGGTGGGTTAATGGTAGCAGCTCCAACTGTTTATCATGGAACTGCTCATTTATTCCAGCCAACAGCCAAAAATTTACTTGGTGAGTTTAATCCTACAAAAATAGGGACTGGAGAAGGCAACCAAATGTATGCTTATGGTCATTATTTGGGTGGTGCAAAAGAAACTGGAAAAAAATATCAAAAAGACATTTCTTCTGATTACTTTTCTACACCTAGTGGTGAATTGTTTTCCCCAAGAAACTTGCAGCATTTAAATGTTAAAGTATTAGCAAATAGAAATCAAATTGATGAGGCAATTGCTAAAGCAAAAGAAATATCAAGTGGAACATCACCATCAGCAGGGTTAGCAAAGCAAGATCTGCAATTGCTAGAGCAAATGAAGCAAAAAGGTGGTTTACAGCCACATCAAGGATATTTATATACAGTTGATCTTCCTGATTCAAGCGTCAGAAGAATGTTGGATTACGATAAAGAATTAAAGGATCAACCTAAACGCATTAGAAATTTAGCAACAAAGTATGGCGTAGATCTAAACGATATTGGATTTGATTTGATTCAGAAGATTGGTAACAATGCCAAAGGTTCTGAGATTATGCGAAACGCAGGAATTCCCGGAGTAAAGTATTTGGATGAGGGAAGCCGAGGTAACTTTAAAGCTCAAACTACATACAAAGGTCAACCTTACGGTGATGTGATTAGTTTTAAAACAAAAGGTCAGTTAGACGATTACATTGCAGAAAAAGTCAAAGAAGGTTTTGGAGTTAAAACATTCCCGCAGACAAGCAATTACGTTGTATTCCCAAAGAACGAAGGATTGCTGACCATTAAGAGTCGCAATCAGTAACCGCATGACATCCAAAGGATAATGCAATTATGGAAACAGATAACGATTTTAAAACGCCAGAAATCGGCAAAGGACTAGCAGGGCCGGGTAGACCTAAGGGTATGCCTAACAAGGCTACAGGCATCGTAAGAGAGGCTATAGCTAACCTACTAGAGCGCAATGCTCCTAACATGGATAGATGGCTTAATGAGGTAGCTGATAAGGATCCTCATAAGGCATTGGACATTATCCAGAAGCTATCTGAGTACCATATCCCTAAGCTGGCTAGGACTGAGGTAACAGGACTTGATGGCGCACCTCAGCAGCACGTGGTTACATGGCAGAAGTAATCGAGATCCCTTATAAGCCAAGGGAACATCAACTGGCTTTGCATGAGGCGTTAGACAATAACCGCTTCGTTGTTGGAGTTATGCACAGGCGGTTCGGCAAGACTGTTGCAGCTATTAACCATATCATCAAACGTGCTATTGAATGCCCATTAGAGGAGCCAAGGTACGCCTATGTAGCACCAACCTACACACAAGCCAAGCGTATTGCTTTCGATTACTTAGTTAAGTACACAAGGCCATTAGGGGCTAAGGTTAATATTTCTGAGCTTCGGGTAGATTTCTGGGGACGTAGGATCTCCATTCATGGCGCTGATAATCCGGACTCACTGCGAGGCGGTTACTACGATGGAGTTGTGCTAGATGAGGTTGGTGACATGAACCCGAAGGTATGGAACGAGGTTCTTCGTCCTGCTCTGGCTGATCGTCTTGGTTGGGCATTGATGATTGGAACGCCAAAGGGCAACAATCATTTTAAAGGATTGCGCGATAGAGCGAGGGAAGCTGAAGATTGGGAGCTAGTTGAGTTCAAAGCCTCTGAAACCAATATTATTCCTGAGAAGGAACTGTGGGCTACCCGTAGTGAAATTGGCGAAGACAAGTATTTTCAGGAGTTTGAATGCAGCTTCTCAAGCCCCGTGGAAGGGAGCTATTTTGGGCAGATTATTAACGATCTCGAAGCCAAGTCTAGGATCACGACTATTGACCGGGATGATCTTTGCCGGTCTTTTGTTGCTTGGGATCTTGGTATGGGTGACTCTACTTGTCTATGGGTGGCTCAGTTGGCTGGCAAAGAAGTTAGGCTTATCGACTGCATCGAGAATCACGGAGTCGGTCTGGACTGGTATGTATCATGGCTCAGGGAAAACAAGTACGAAGGCTTTGCACAGATACTCCCGCACGATGTGGAGGTAAGGGAGCTAGGCACTGGTAAGAGCCGTAAGGAGGTTCTTAACGAGGCTGGCTTAGAGATAACTGTTGCGCCTAGATTGTCTGTGGCTGACGGCATTCAGGCTGTCAGGCGCTTGCTCCCACGTTGCTGGTTTGACCACAAGACTAAGGATGGACTAGACGCTATACGCAACTATCGTAGGGAATATAACGAGAAGCAGAAGGTTTTCTACGATAAGCCTTTGCACGACTGGTCTAGCCATTACTCAGATGCCTTCAGATACCTAGCAATAGGGCTTGACGAGAGCGACAGTTCGTGGTCTTCAGACTTGCCTATTAACGCAAAATGGGTTGTATAATAAGCAAAATTCCTGTAAGGGCTTGCTATGAAGATGGATGAAGGCCAGATCAAAGGCATTATTGAATCCGAGATAGATGACTCTATCGGATACATTGAGACAGAAACCGTTGAGGAGCGTCGTAAGGCGCTTGATTACTATCTCCGCAATCCGTATGGTAACGAGGTAGAAGGTCGCAGCCAGATCGTCACTGGCGAGGTAGCTGAGGCTATCGATGGTGCATTGCCACAACTTATCCGTGTCTTTACGACAACAGAGGATATTGTCTATTTTGAGCCTAAGACTGCTGAAGATGAGGAGTCTGCTAAACAGGCTACTGACTACTGCAATTGGGTGTTCTACCGTGAGAACGAAGGTCTACTGATCCTGCATAACTGGTTTAAGGATGCCCTGCTTGAGAAGGTTGGTATCGTTAAGTCGTATTGGGATGCCAAAGAAGATGTTATTAAAGAGAAATACCAGAGCCTGACTGAAGATGAATTGGTCATGCTGTTGTCTGACGAGTCTCTTACTGTTGTAAGCCAGAAGGTCGAGATGATCCCTGCTGGTATGGATATGATGGGTATGCCGATAATGGCTCCATCGTATGACGTTACGGTCAAGCGGACAAACAAGAGTGGTTCTGTACGGATTGAGAACGTACCTCCGGAGGAGTTCCTGATTTCCAAGGCGGCTAGGACAATCGAGGACTCCCCTTTTGTAGCTCATCGCAAGCTCATGCAGCGGTCAGAATTGATTGCAATGGGCTACGACAAAGACATCGTAAATGAGCTACCTTCTTATGACGATCTAAGTTTCTCTGCCGAGCGTGTTGCTCGTTTTGATAACGGAGAACAGCCAGATCAGACTCAGTCCCTTGACCATTCTATGCAGACGGTTGAGGTATACGAGTGCTATATACGCATTGACGAGAATGATGACGGTATCGCTGAGTTGCGTAGGATTGTTTATTGCGGATCGGAAATACTAGAAGATGAAGACTGCGACTATGTTCCATTCCATAGCATCTGCCCTATCCCAATTCCGCACAAGTTCTTCGGTCAGTCTCTGGCAGATAGGACTATGGACATCCAGCTTATCAAGTCCACTATTACTCGTCAGTCTCTCGATAATCTCTACCTAACGAATAACAATCGGGTTGGCGCTGTTGATGGTCAGGTGAACTTGGATGACCTGCTTAACGCTACTCCCGGCGGTATTGTCCGTCTGAAGAATCCTAACGCTCTGGTTCCATTGCAGGTTCAGTCTACCTTTGGTCAGGCTATGCCAATGCTGGAGTACATGGATGCGGTACAGGCCAAGCGTACTGGTGTTAGTGACGCGCAACAAGGTCTTGATCCAGACATTCTGTCTAACGTAACAGCGGCTGCGGTTGCTGCAATGATGAAGTCTAACTCTGGCAAGCTGGAGTTGATTGCCCGTATCTTTGCTGAGACAGGCGTTAAGAGTCTGTTTAGAGGCATTCTGCATCTGTTGGGCAAGTATCAGGATAAGCCTAAGATTGTCCGTATGAGAGGCAAGTACGTGCAGTTTGATCCTCGTACATGGGCTAATGAGTACGATGTATCCGTTAATGTTGGTCTGGGTTCAGGTGACCGGGATCAGAAGCTAACGATGCTTCAGATGGTTCTTGCCAAGCAAGAGCAGATCATCCAGACCTATGGCCCATCTAATCCGCTTGTTTCTGTCGGTCAATACCGTAACACGTTAGCAAAGTTCATTGAGGCTGCTGGTTTCAAGGATGCTAATGCTTTCATGAACGAGATTACTCCTGAGATGGATGCTCAGTTGTCTCAGCCACAGCCACCAGCGCCAGATCAACAGGCAGAAGTGGCGCAGTTGTTGGCGCAGGTAGAGCGTGAGAAGACACAGGCTAAGGCGCAGATTGATGCTGCTAAGTTGGATCTTGAGCGTCAGAACCTAGAGGCTGAATATACTCGTAAGGGTATAGAGATGCAGATGAAGAACCAGAAGGATCAGGCTGACATTCGCATTAAAGAAGCTCAGTTAGCAGTTCAGCAATTGCAAGCGGTATTGGCAATGGACTTGGCTGATGAAGATAGCCGTAACCGTCAGGCTGAGATTGTCTTGAAGGCTATTAAAGAGCTAGGGAGTCTGACTGGTGGATAAGGCACAGTGGGCGCTTAACCTACTTAGAGAGCCAATGTTCCAAGAGATGATGGAAGATCTCAGAGGAACTGAGCTTAATAAAATCGTAAGTAGTAACTATGGGGAGATAGAGATCCGTGAAGAAGCTTACGCACGTATTAGAGTACTGGAATCAATTGAAGCTCACATTGAAAGCATGGCTGCTCAAAAGATGATGGACGAAAAAAGGATTAAGATTTTGTAACCCGAATCGGGCGGTTCCCGATATAATTTAGGAAACAACATACATGAGCGATACTCCAAACACGACTCCTGAGGGAAGTGGAGAGTTGACGGTAGAAGGTGCAGCTAACGCTTTCTTGAGCATGATGAATCGAGAAGATGGCTCCGAACAGGAACAACCAGAATCCGCTTCAGAAGCTAACGAAAGCGAGGCCGAATCTGATGAGTCTTATGACGAGTCAGAGGTAGAACAAGAAGATGACGATGGTGAGCAAGAGGAACCTCAGAAGTATCGTGTCAAAGCCGCTGGCGAAGACAAAGAGGTAACCCTTGATGAGCTTATCAAGTCTTATCAACTTGGCACTGATTACACCAAGAAATCGCAAGCCGTAGCTGAGGAACGCAAGGCGGTTGAGGCCGAACGTCATGCAGTTCAAGAAGCCAAGGCATTGCGCGATCAATACGCGCAGCAGTTGGGGATCATCGAGCAGATGTTGAACCAGCCGCAACAAGCAGAGGATTTGGATTACCTGAAAGAGACTGATCCTATCGGTTATGCCGTAAAGGTCGCAGAATTGTCTCAGAAGGAAAAGCAGTTAGCACAGGTTCGCGCTCAACGAGAGATGATCTCTCAGCAGCAAGAATATGACAGGCAGCAACAGATGAAGCAAATGATAGCCGCTGAATCTGAGAAGCTAGTTGCTGTGTTACCTGAGTTTGCTGATCCGTCTAAGGGCGAAGTAATCCGTAAGGACATTCGCACATACGGTAAGCAGATGGGATTCTCTGATGAAGAACTGGCTAACGTATTTGATTCACGAGCCGTTCTGACGTTATACAAGGCGATGCAGTACGACAAGTTACAGTCTGCAAAGCCGGGGATTACTAAGAAGGTTGCAGAAGCTCCGAAGGCTATCAAGCCGGGAGTATCTAAGCCGAAAGATAGTAATTCTGAGGAAATTAGGAAACTAAAGTCACGGGCTAAATCCACTGGTAGTGTTAGGGATGCAGCTAATGTGTTTGAACGCTTTTTATAAAGGATTGAATCATGGCAATTTATAACGCCTACGACGCAATCGGTCAGCGCGAAGATTTGACCGACGTAATCTATGACATCTCGCCTACTGAGACTCCATTCATGTCTTCGATTGGCAAGACCAAAGCTACGGCTGTTTACCACGAGTGGCAGACCGACAGCCTTGCAGCCGCTACTACCAATAACGCTGCTGTTGAAGGTGCTGATGCTTCGGACGCAACCCTGTCACCTACTACCCGTCTTGGTAACTACACCCAGATTCTGCAAAAGACCATCAAAGTCTCTGGCACTCTGGATGCAGTGAACAAAGCTGGTCGTAAGTCGGAAAAGGCTTACCAGTTGGCTAAGGCTTCGCAAGAGCTGAAGCGCGATCTGGAAACCATCCTGCTGTCGAATCAAGGTCGTTCGGCTGGTTCAAGCAACTCGTCTGCTCGTAAGATGGGTTCGCTGTTGTCTTGGATCAAGACCAACTCGTCTGTTCAGACTAACGGTGGCGATCCTACGACTATCGGTGTGTCGACTCGTACTGACGGTAATACCCGTACCTTTACCGAAGCCCTGCTGAAAGAAGTTGTGGCTGAAGTGTTTACTTCGGGTGGTTCGCCTAAGGTTCTGATGGTTGGCCCATCTGGTAAGCAGAAGGTTTCTAGCTTCACTGGTATCGGCGAGACTCGTTTCAACGTCACAGGTGCAAAGCCTTCGACAATCATTGGCGCTGCTGACATCTACGTGTCGGACTTCGGCAATATGTCGGTTGTTCCTAACCGCTTCATGCGTACCCGCGATGCTCTGGTGCTTGATCCTGAGTACGCTGCTCTGGCCTATCTGCGTCCTTTCCAGACTATCGAGCTTGCAAAAGCCGGTGACTCTGACAAGACACAAGTGCTAGTAGAGGTAACGTTAGAGGTAAAAAATGAGGCTGCACACGGTATCGTTGCTGACTTGAATATGGCGCTGTAAAGAACTAGCCCCTGACCTTAGGGTTGGGGGCTTTTCTATGAGGATTTATGGACTATAGACAACAAGTTGTACACGCGGACGGTGATGGCGGTATTATCATCGAGACTAAACAGGATGTTACTGAGATACTTGAGAGTAACAAGCAAATTCTGGAGGCAGACAAGCAAAGAACCGGAAATCTTAATGAATTGCACCATGTAGCTCGTATCCCTTTCACGGTCATTGATGACTTGAACAAGAAGGGAATAATGAAGGGCTTTGCAATAGTAGATGATGCGGCTTTTGCGAGTTGGCTGAATAGTTCCGATAATGCACAATGGAAAGTCTATAGGGGGACAGTATGATCGTAGGTGCTTGTGTACCAGCTAGGGATGAGGTTCATACATCGTTTGCTTTTGATTTCGCCAAGATGGTCGGCAGGGATTCAAGGCACAGATGCTCCAAAGAAGGTAACGGGTTAAAGCTCTATACGATGGCAGGAACGCTGATATTCGATCAGAGAGAGAAGCTAGTAGATGCTGCTCTGGCTGAAGGATGCGATGCGATTCTGTTTATTGACTCTGATATGCGGTTTCCGTCTGACACTATTGATATTTTGTTAAGCCGTGATGTGCCGATTGTTGGAGTTAATGCAGTAACAAGACGTAAGCCGACACTACCGACTGCGTTGAATCTAAAGATCGAGAAGGATGAGAATGGCAAGATTACTCGTCATGCTTGGCATAAGATAGATTCGATGGATAAAGAGGGCATAGAGCCTGTTACAGCGGTTGGTTTTGGTGTTGTGATGATCCGTAAGGAAGTCTTTGAGAAGGTTCCTAAGCCTTGGTTTGATGTGGGTTGGGGATCTAAGGGCATCATTGGCGAGGATGTGCATTTCTGCATCAAAGCCTTGGATGCTGGCATTCAGACTTACGTAGATCATAGTTTATCTAAGCATATTGGTCACATTGGTACGTATGAGTATCGATGGGACGATGTAGAGGATGGCGCTATAGAGGCGCACAATAACGGGAAATAGACATGGCATTTACGAGCTACAGTGACCTAAAGACTACGATAGCGAACTACCTAGCTCGTAGTGATCTAACCTCAGTTATCCCTGACTTTATCCGGTTAGCTGAGGAGCGTTTACGTCGTGATCTGAGAACCCGGCAGATGCTGGTCGTTGCTACGGCTGACACTGTTGCTGGTGACTCTACGGTTGGTCTTCCTACAGACTTCCTAGAGATGCGTGATATTCACCTTAATACGATTCCTATCGCTTCCTTGGCTTACGAGGCTCCTAACGCTTTCTACGCTAACACTAGAGCTACCCAAGCTGGTCTGCCTACTACCTATACGGTATTGGCTTCAGAGTTGCAATTCTCACCTATCCCTGATGCTGTCTACACGGCTCAGATGCTGTATTACGCCAAGCCTCCGCTATTGAGTGATACCAATGCAAGCAATGTATTCTTGGCTAACTTCCCTGATGCGCTGCTTTATGGGGCTTTAGGTGAGGCTGAACCGTATCTAATGAATGACGCTAGGTTGCAGGTTTGGGCATCGTTGTATGACCGTTCTATAGCGTCTATTTCTACTGCTGACCAGTCAAGTGAGTACAGCGGTCAACCAATGTCTATGTCTTATAACGTGAGGTAAATCATGGCAGAAATGTCGAATTATCTGGAAAATGCGCTGATTAACGCTACTCTCCGTAACACAGCTTTTACAAGCCCGTCAGTCGTTTATCTGGGTTTGTATACATCTGATCCTACTGATGCGGATACTGGTACAGAAGTCTCTGGCGGCTCTTATGCTCGCCAGTCTATTACTTTTGGCGCTCCGAGTAATGGCGTTAGTACTAACACCGCTGCAATCGAGTTTCCACAGGCCACAGCATCATGGGGAACGGTCGGTTGGGTCGGCATTGAGGACGCATTGACCGGAGGAAACCTTCTGTATCACACACCACTAGACGCATCTAAGACGATTGCCTCTGGGGATATTTTCCGTGTTGCTATTGGTAGCTTGAGTGTGACTCTGGCATAAGGGGTAAATAATGCCTCTAGTTGTCAAAGATAGGATTAAAGAATCATCCTCTACAGCAGGAACCGGGACGCTGACATTAGCTGGTGCAGCTACTGGTTTCCGTTCGTTTGCTGATATTGGCAACGCTAATACAACTTACTATGCGATTGTTGATACGACTGCTAATACTTGGGAAGTAGGTATTGGCACGTATACATCGTCTGGGACTACGCTTTCACGAGACACGGTTCTTTCAAATTCTTTAGGAACAACTGCAAAAATTACTTTTGCAGCAAACATTAAAGAAGTATTTGTAACGTACCCATCAGACAAAGCTGTTTATGGCGATGCTACAAATACGGCTTACGAGCCTCAATTTGCTGCGTCTAACGGTGTTTATCTAAACTCCAATACGGTAGCAACGTCTTTCACATTTCCAACTAACTACAATGGCATGAGTTCTGGCAATGTCACATTAAATACAGGTGTGACGGTAACAGTTCCTACGGGTGCTAGATGGGTAGTTGTTTAAATGTTTGGCGTTAGTGCATTTGCTCAAAGCCCGTATGCTTCCTTAGCTGGAAATACGTTATTTGCAAATGCTAGTGTCAATGCAACAGCAACCTTTACTGCAAATGGTAGAAGGGTTCAGACTGCTGCTGGATCTGTTAATGGAACCGCTACATTTGCTGCTAATGCAATTCGGGTTCAACGTGGTGCAGCTTCTGTAAATGCAACAGCGACGGTAACTGCTAACGGTAGAAGGGTTCAATCTGGCGCTGGTTCTGTCAATGCGACAGCAACTTTTACAGCAAATGGTAGGAGAGTTTTATTAGGAAATGCTGCTGTTAATGGAACTGCGACAGTTACAGCAAATGGTGGATTAACTCAATTTGGTAATGCTGTTATTAATGCAGCAGCAACTTTTACCGCTAATGGAAGAAGGGTTCAGTCAGGCTCTGGTTCCATTAATGCAACGGTTACTTTTACTGCTCTTGGCGGTGTTAGATACGATGGTGTTGCATATATTAATTGTGAGGCATTAGTTAATTGTATTCCAAACGCTACATTCTCTGGTGTTGGGTACGTTAATGCTTTAGCAATATTTAGTGCTAATGGTGGAATTATTGGTGAGGAATGGTCAGACGTTATTCCTGAAGGTACTACATGGACTGAGCAAATGCCTGAAAGCAATCAGTGGACTGAAGTAACTGCTGGATCGGGTAATTGGGATTTAGTTGCTGCCAATAGCAATACATGGACTCAGGTATCAGAATCAACAAATAGTTGGACGAGGCAATAATGGCTAAACAAAAGATACTACTTGGTGAATGGTTGCCAGATCAGCCGGGAGTTACTGGGTCAGTTACAGAGGCTACTAATTGCTATCCTGTTACCAATGGGTATGCCCCGTTTAAAGGTGAAGCAAATTTATCTGATAACGCTGGTGCTGAACTATTGCTGACGTTCGCTGGTAAGTTTGCAAACGGTGTAACTTTATTTGCTGGATCGAGTTCCAATCTTTACAAGTTTAGTACAGCGGATTTAGATCTTGATGCTTTGACAACAACCGGGTACTCAAACATTGAGTTTTGGGATGTGACTCAGTTTGGTCAAAAGATGATTGCTGCTAATGGCGCTGATAAGCTCCAATCTTATGATCTTGTCGTAGGCACTGCATTTGCTGATTTGGCCGCTGCTGCTCCTGCTGCTAAGTTTGTAACGGTTGTCCGTGACTTTGTTGTGGCTGCTAGTGTTAGTGGCGATGAAAACAAGGTTTATTGGTCTGATATTAACGATGAGACAGACTGGACTCCCGGTGCTGCATCTCAGTCAGATAGCCAAGTATTGCCAGACGGAGGTAATGTTACTGGCCTAGCTGGTGGCGAGTTTGGCTTAGTGCTTATGGAACGCGCTATATACCGAATGAGTTATGTCGGCTCTCCGTTCTTTTTCCAGTTTGACGCTATTTCTAGGTCTTTGGGCTGCATTTCTAACGGGTCTATTGCTCAGTACGGCAACCTAACGTATTTCCTTGCAGACGATGGTTTCTATGTTTGCGACGGCCAGAACCTAAAGAATATTGGCGAGGAGAAAGTTAATCGCTATTTCTTTGACGTTGCTGCCAAAGGTGATTTGCGGCTAAAGATGTCATCTGCTGTTGATCCTATTCGTAAGTTGGCTATGTGGTGTACTCCGCTACAGTCAGGTGGTTATGGATTATTTGTTTTTAGCATCCCTTTAAACAAATGGTCTTACATTGAAACCACTGCAACATCGATTGCTTCTGTGTTAACTGCGACAACTACGCTTGAAGACTTGGATAATTACTCTGCAAGCCTTGATGCTTTAGCTGTTTCTCTTGACGATCCTCAATGGGCTGGTGGTAATTTGCTGCTTGCTGGTACATCTGGTCAAAGAATAATCACATTTGGTAACTCTTTTAAGACTGCGAGCATATCAACGGGTGATATTGATACTGGTCGGTCTATTATTACTTTAGCAAAGCCAATTGTTGACGGTGGTAGCGGATCTATTGCTGTTTCTAGCCGGGATAATCTTGGTGAGCAAGTGGAATTTGGCTCAAGTGTGGCTCCTGACGCAGAAAACCGCGTGAGCTTGCGGTCTAACGGTGAATATCATCGACTAAAACTGACTCCTACTGGAACTAGCTGGAAAACTGCTGTTGGCATGGAGTTTGACATTGTTAAACAGGGTGATCGATGACTCAGTTTCGGACATTACCGCCATTTGGTAGCGATGCTCGTGGTGTTTCTGAGGTCGTTCGTGGGATTATGGACGGAAAGACCAATAATACGGGTCGGATTACGTTAGCCACAGGGAATGCCACGACAACTACCCTCTATGACGAGCGTATAGGCTTTGACAGCCTGATATTCTTGGTTCCTGTGTCTAATGCTGCTGAGGCTGATTCTACGCCTTACGGAGCGTTTCAGGACACCACAGACCAGACTGCTGCTAATACCACTACAGCCTATGCAATCACGTTAAATACTACTGATTACAGCAATGGGATTTATGTTTCCAATAGTTCAAGAATAAATGTCCGAAACTACGGTATTTACAATCTGCAATTTTCTATTCAGTTCAAGAATACGACTAACGATGCCCAAGATGTAGATATTTGGTTCCGTAAAAACGGTACAAACATTGCTAATTCTAATAGTCGGTTTTCATTGACAGCAAGAAGGAGTTCCGGTGATCCTAGCCACTTAATTGCCGCACTTAACTTTTTCTTAGAGCTTCAGGCAAATGATTACGTTGAAGTTATGTGGCGGGTTACAGATACAGGTGTTTCTATAGAGCATTTTGGTACGAGTACATCTCCTACTCGTCCAGCAGTTCCTAGCGCAATTGTTACTATGACTTATGTTGCTCCATCTGCAACCTATAACGTATATGTTTCCTCTCAGCAACAAGGAAGTGCTACTCTTACGCATTGGTCAAATAATACGGCAGATAAAACCTATGGTTACATTGTGGTGGGCTAATGGAGTTTAGGTACATACCTGTAGATAAACTTAGGGACTGGTGGCCTAGTATTCGCCCCGGTTTGGACAAAATCAAAACACGAAGCCCGGAGAATTGGATAGTAGAAGATGTGTACACAGACTGCTTTAATCAAAAAGCAATGCTGTGGGTGGCGTTAGAAAACAACCACCTTAAAGGCTTCTTTATCCTGCAACCTATGGGCGAAATTATGCACCTATGGGCTGCTTGGACGTTAGAAAATAATTATCAAATTATGGAATCTGGATTAAAATACATAAAAGACATCTGCCGTCAAGGTAATGTCAAATATCTAACTTTCTCTAGCCATCGTCAAGGATGGCAGCGTAGGGCGAAGCAGTATGGTTTCCGTCCTAAACAATGGATTTGCGAGGTGGAGTATGAGTAGCCGAGGCGGGAATCAAACAAGTACAACGACTACGAGCATTGATCCAGCAATCAAGCCGTATGTTACTTATGGCTTAGAAGAAGGCAAGCGTCTTTACGAATCAGGTACGCCTAGCTTCTTCCCCGGTCAGACCTATGTTTCTCCGTCTCAGGCTACTCAGTCAGCTCTCAATATGGCTCAGGAACGGGCTATGGCGGGTTCTCCGCTGGTTCGTGCTGCACAGCAAGAGCAACTAGCTACGATTCAAGGACGAGGCGTTAATCCATTCCTAGAGGGTGCTTTGGCTGGCGTTAATCGTCAGGCTGGCAATGTCTTTACTGAGAATGTCCAGAACCTTCAATCTAAGGCTTCCTCGTTGGGTCGTTATGGCTCTGCTGCTCAAGGTGAGCAAGAAGCTATGGCGCAAGACATATTCGCTCGTGCCTTGGCCGAACAAGGTGGTCAATTGGCTTACGGATCGGCTGAGGCTGAACGTGCTAGACAGGTTGCTGCTGGTCAATCTGCTCCTGCAATGGCTGCTGCTGACTACGCTGATATTGATAAGCTGCTGAAAATAGGTCAAGCCGGTGAAAGTTATTCTTCTGCTGAACTGCAAGACGCAATTAACCGTTTTAACTTTGAGCAGAACTTGCCTCAACAGAAACTTAGTCAATTTGCTAACTTGTTTAGCAGTGTTCCACAAGGTCAGACAACTGTTCAACAAGCTACGCCGTCGGGAGGTAAATAATGGCTGATCCTATTACTATGGCGGTTGTCGGTGGCTCTATTGGCGCTATGACAAACAAGAAAGATCCACTTAAAGGCGCTTTGTTAGGTGCTGCTGGTGGTTATGGTGGTAGTGCTTTGATGGGCGCAGGTGGCTTTGGTGCTGGTGCATCTAGTGGTGTTTTGCCTAGCGCATTGTCTGGATCGACAACAATTAATGCTGCTGCTCCTATGGCTGGTCAGGCATTTGTAAATCCTGTGGCTACTGCAATGACTACTGGCCCTAGTGGTGCAATTGGCGTTGAGGCTGCTAAAACTGGATTGTTTGCTGGTAGTCCAGTAACTGCTCCGTTTGTATCTTCTGGCACAAGTACAGGCATGATCCCATCGTCTTTGTATGAGCCTACTTTTATGGATAGAGTTGGCTCTGTTGGTAAATACGCTCAACAGAATCCTGTACTGACAAATATGGCTATGCAATCGGCACAACAAGCGTTGCAACAGCCTGAAGCGCAATTTGCTCCTGCTGGACAAGTTAATCGTGGTCAGATTCAGGGTGGTGATTACATGAGTCTGCTAAATCCACAGCAAGGGTCAGTAATTAGACCACAACCGATTTCCCTATTAGGGTGATATATGGCACTTTCAGATTACATTCCTAATGTCTTTGGTCAAGCGGCTCCTAGCTACTTACAGGGCTTGCTTGGTGCTGAAGAAACTCAGAACTTGCAGAACCGGGCTAATGTTCAAGGATTGCTAGGTGCTGGTCTTGCACTAGCTCAGGGCATGAGCCGTACTGGCCCTCGTCGTTCTGCTGCTGAGAATATCTTAGGTGCATTGGCTGGTGGCTTTGGTGCTGCTGGTGGCGCTTATGAGCAGGGCGTTAAGAATTACGTTACACAGCAACAGATTGCACAGACTCAGTTGGCACAACAAGACGCATTACTCAAGCGTCAACAGACTCAAGCTAAGTTAGATCAAATTAAAGCAATTGAAAAAGAAGATCCAGCGTTGGCTAGACTGCTTTTGATTAACGAAGCAGAGGGTGCTAAACAACTTGCTTTGAAACAGCAATTATCTGGACTTACTGGCAAGACAGGAGCTGAGACTCCAGAAGCACTAAGAGCGCAAGCACAAAATATTTATGCAACAGGTAATGCAGGTCTAAAGCCACTTGCTGACTCTTTAATTGAAAGAGCAGATAGGCTTGAGGTTCAAGGAAGAATTGTTCCACAGTCTGTAACTACACAGCCACCAGCACAAACCACTATTGCATCAACGCCAGTTATTGATGGTCAAGCATTACCGGGTATGACTGTTACAGCAACTCCCGGCCCTGATGCTCAACTTCAGCAGCGTAAAAACTTGTTGCTTTCTCAAAATGCAGCGCTTGCAGGTCTTACTTCTAAAGACGCTAGAGAAACAATTAAAACAAATTCTGACGAAATTGCAAACATTGATAAGCAATTAGACCGTTATTCGGCTTCTGGTTATAACTTTGATGCAATTGAAAAATTAGTTCCTGAGCAGTTTAAAGGCAGAGTACGAAGCCTTAAGGATGCTGCACAAACTGGAGCCCTGTCATTAGCTGATATTAGAAAAGATATTGCTGATATTGAAAACAAAGCTATTGAATTTGTTACAAAGAAAACTGACTTTACGAATCAAGATCGTCGAGTATTCGGCGGTATGTTCCAAAATCCTGATGGCACTCCAAGATCTATTGAAACAGCAACTCCAGTTGAGTTAATGCAACTTGAGAATAAGCTGTATTCAATGCGTGTTGCTGAAAAAAGAGCTGGGGCTCCGACAACAAATATAAATATGCCAACTGAGTCAGAGCGTACTGCTGGATATTTGACAACAAGGCTAAAGAATTCTTTGGGTCAACTTCAAACTGCCGTTGGAGAAACTCCTAGCGCTGCTTCACCTAATTTTAGAGCAGAGGTAGTTAAATACGTTACGAACTCTAATTATTTGAAAAACTTGGCAAACCCAGAAGCTAGACAAAGAGTTGAAGCTGCTGAACTTGATATATTAGATGCTGCTTTGACGTTGGCTACTGGTGCTGCATATACAAGAGAGCAGTTGGAGTCTACTAGAGCAACTTATTTCCCTGTATTGGGAGACAAGCCAAAAACTGTTAGGGATAAAGCAAACCGTCTTGACCAGTTGTTAAGAGATGCAGCAATGACAAAAGCTGGTCGTTCTGCTCCATCGTTAGATACACCTGCGTTTAGTAATACAGATTTGCAAAATGCAGTGGATGCAGAGCTAAAGCGTAGAAAGGACAAAAAATAATGGATTTGTCCAAAGTATCATCAAAAGACCTTGAGTACATTAAAGCAGGTCAGATAGATAAAGTATCTACTGCTGGCTTAGAGGAAATTTCTAGGCAAAAAGGTGTTACTGCTGCGCCTAGTGCATCTGTTGTTGCTCCTGTTCCTTATTCTCCTAGTGCTGAGGTTCTTAGGTCTGCTGGTCAAGGATTGACATTAAGCTTTGCTGATGAGCTAGAAGCTGCTTTACGTACTGGGAAAATTAGCGGTCAGGAATACGAAACACTTAGAAACCAGTTAAGAGGTCAACAGGCGCAATTTGCTCAAGACCGTCCATTTGTTGCTGGCTCTACCAATATTGCTGGTGCTTTAACTGCTCCTGCTGCTGCTATTGCAAAGCCAATTACTCGTGGTGCTGGTATCTTCACTGACATATTGCTTGGCTCTGGTTTAGGCGCATTACAAGGCGCTGGTGCTACTGAAGGTGATGTTGGTGAAGCCGCTTTGATGGGTGGATTGTTTGGCGGTGGTGGCGCTGGTGTCCTTAGCGGAACTGGTAGATTGTTAGCTCCTGCTGTACGTCCTGAAGCTGCTGCATTGCGTAAAGAAGGTATCCCATTGACACCGGGTTCTGCTTTTGGTGGTCGTATTCAGCAAATAGAACAGTCGGCTGAAAGTTTACCTATTGCTGGCAGGATTATTACTGGCGCTCGTGAGAGGCAGTTTGAGAAGTTTAACGAAGCCGCTTATAACCGTGTTCTTAAAAACATTGATCCGTCTTTGAAAATCCCTAAAGGATTACAAGGTCGTGAGGCGTACAATTTTGTTGAACAGACTATTCAAGATCAATATAACAATGTTGTTCCTAACCTTAGGATTGTTTATACAAACAAGGTTCAGTCTGGTTTTGATGCAATTAAAAACCGTTACTCAAAAGGCAAACTATCTGCATCTGATAAAACTCAATTAGATGAGTTGGTTGATTCTTACGCAAATGACCTCAGAAATCGTCAAGTAATTACAGGCCAAAGTGTTCAGGGAATAAAACAAGATTTGAGAGAAATGGCTGCTACTTACTCAGGTAGTGTAGGCTCTCAGAAGATACTTGGAAATGCTTTCAAAGACCTTGAAGGCTTTTACATGAATGTTCTTAGGAACCAGAACCCGGCTTATGCATCAGAGCTTAAAAAGGCTGATTCAGCATTCCGTGACTTTGTAAGAGTCCAGTCTGCTATGACAAAGACTCGTGGCTCAGAGGGTATATTTACTCCAGCACAACTGGAATCTGCTGTACGTCAAACGGATAAGTCTGCCCGTAAAGGTGCATTTGCTCGTGGTGCAGCTCCAATGCAAGAGTTCTCTGGTACAGCTACTTCTGTTCTTGGCACTAAAGTTCCTGATAGCGGCACTGCTGGTCGAGGTATGACTGCGGCTGCTCTTACTGGTGGCTTATCAATGGTTGATCCAAGGATGGCTGCATTGTCAGCAATTGGTAGTTTGCCTTACTTTAATATTGGCGAAAAGCTATTATTTGCTCCTCGTCCTGCTGCATTTAGTGAGGCAGTTCAAAGGGCTAGAGCAGCATCTCCACTTGCTGTGCCCGGACTTTTAGGTTTGACTCAATAGGTGAATCATGGCAAAGAACAAGATTAGCGAATACAGCGCCACTGCTGCAAATAATACCGACATTGCAGGTATTAACATAGCAGAGGGTTGCGCTCCGTCTGGCATTAATAACGCTATCCGTGAGTTAATGGCGCAACTTAAAGACCAGCAAGCAGGTACTGATGGCGATAACTTTACCGTAGGCGGTGGGTTTACTTCTGTTGGTGCTGCTGTATTTTCTAGCACTGTGGCTATTGCTGGTAATGCAACTATTAACGGTGATTCGACTATTGGTAGCGCATCGACTTCAACAGTAACGCTTAATGCTTCTACGGTATCTACTCCTAATGGCGTTAACTTTGACTCAAATACACTTGTAATTGATGCAACAAATAACCGTATTGGTATAGGTACTGCATCTCCAGCGGTATCTTTGCACGTTAACTCAACCAATGCTATCCGTATTCCAGTAGGCACTACGGCTCAACGTCCAGACGCTGCCTTTACAGCTTCTATTAGCGGTACAACAATGACTGTTACTGCTGTTGCTTCTGGCGCATTGGCAGTGGGTCAGACAGTTAACGGAACTGGTGTAACTGCTAATACGACGATAACGGCTTTAGGAACTGGAACCGGCGGGAATGGAACATATACAGTAAGTGCATCCCAGACGGTAAGTTCTTCTTCCTTAACATCTTCTAGAGTGGGTTATATTCGTTATAATTCTAGCAATAACGAATTTGAAGGTTATAACGGTACGGTATGGGGTCAGTTAGGTGGCGGTGCTACAGGTGGTGGCAATGACAAAGTATTCGTAGAAAATAGCCAAACTATTACTACTAACTATACAATTACGAGTGGGAAAAGTGCAATGTCCACTGGTGAGATTACGGTTAATTCTGGCGTAACTGTGACACTTCCTACTGGCTCACGGTGGGTTATTCTCTAAGAGGTTTTATATGGCATCTTTAGTTCTTGCAGGTGATACCAGCGGCTCGATTACGGTATCTGCTCCTGCTGTCTCTGGTAGCAATACGCAGACGTTGGTAGCTACCACAGGTACGTTAGCGCCCATTGTATCGGGTACAGCGGTAGCATCTACCAGCGGAACCAGCATTGACTTTACGTCAATACCTAATTGGGTAAAGCGGGTCACGGTAATGTTTAATGGGGTGAGTACAAACGGCACATCATTACTGCAATGTCAAATTGGTTCAGGCTCTGTTACAACTTCAGGCTACGCTGGTGGTTACTCCAGAGGTACTACGGCAGCATCTGCAACTTCAGGGTTGATTATTCAGGCAGCCCCGGCAGCAGCGTCTACTTATTACGGTTCTGTAGTTTTTTATAACTTAACTGGAAATACTTGGTTAGGTTCTTCAAACACCATTACAGCAAATAGTGATGCTGCAACATTGGGTAACGCATCTGTTGCCCTTTCCGGCACTCTCGACCGCGTCCGTATCACCACAGTCAACGGCACAGATACCTTTGACGCTGGCACTATTAACATTCTCTACGAATAAGAGGACATCATGGCTGGAACTATCGTAGCAGATACCATTCGTGCAGACAGTACAAGCACACTGGTGCTAAGAAACGGTGTAGCTAACACGCCGCCAACTATTCAGGACACCAACGGTACGCAAATTGGTACGTTCTGTCGTGCGTGGGTAAACTTTAACGGTACAGGCACTGTAGCTATTCGTGCATCGTTTAATGTAACGTCGATTACGGATAACGGTACTGCTGACTACACTGTGAACTTTACTACTGCTATGAGTGATACTAATTACTCTGTTGCAGGTAATTGTATGGCTAATATTGCTCCGGGAAATAATGCTCGCATGATGGTGCTTTATCCAAACACAACATATTCAAACACTTTTGCAGTAGGTAGCGTAAGAATCTTAGCTCAAGATTATGCTGGCGGAGTAGGCGCTGATGCACTAGCAATGACTGTAAGTATTTTCAGATAAAGGGCAACCATGAAACTAATTATCTACCCTAACGACAACGGCGGCATCTGCATCCTAACGCCTGCGCCTGAGTGCGGTCTGAGCCTAGAGGAAATTGCTGCTAAAGACGTACCTGCTGGCAAGCCTTACAAGATCATTGATGCGGCTGACGTACCTGCTGACCGTACCTTCCGTAACGCTTGGACGGCTGACTTTACTGAGGTGACTGAATGATTACGATAGATTTTGACAAGGCCAAGGCCATTACTAAAGACCGGCTACGTGCTGAACGCACACCACTACTAGCTGCTCAAGATGTGGCATTTCAACGTGCGCTAGAGGCTAATGGTGATACGGCTGCGGTTGTGGCTGAGAAACAGCGTCTGCGTGATATTACTAGCCAAGTAGACACTTGCACTACTTTAGATGAACTGAGGGGGTTGTCATGTCAGTAATTATTAACGGTAGCGCAGGTGTTACTACAAATAGTGGTGCTGTATATGATGGCTTGCAAAGAGGTACTGCGGTAACTGCTTCTGGTACGTCTGTTGACTTTACTAGCATACCGTCATGGGTTGAGCGAATTACGGTGATGTTTAGCGGTGTCAGTACGAACAGTATTAACCCTATCCTTGTGCAAATTGGTGATTCTGGCGGTATTGAAACAACAGGCTATGTGTCAGGAAATTCAGCAATTGGCAATCAGGTCGTAGGATCACTTACAACAACTACAGTCGGCTTCATGGGCACAAGTTCATTTGTTGCTGCTCAGACTTTAAGCGGTGCAATTGTTTTATCAAACGTAAGTGGAAACATTTGGGTCGCTCAAGGCAGTTTATTTTTAAGCGCAACATCAACCTATGCTGTTGGTGGCACGAAGACACTATCCGGTACACTGACACAACTGCGCGTCATAGGCAGCACAACAGGTTCGCCTACAGACACCTTTGACGCTGGCTCTATTAACATCATTTATGAGTAAATCATGGAAAAGATGCCTCTTACTGATGACCAGATCGAAGCTATAGCGGAACGTGCTGCTGAAGTAGCCTTCAAGAAAATCTATGAAGAAGTAGGTCGTTCTGTCGTTAAAAAGATATTCTGGATCGTAGGTGCTGCTGCATTGGGTCTAATGTTCTGGATGGCTGGTAACGGCTCTTTACCTAAGTAGGGACAATAAATTGATCCGCTAACTCTCCTAGCTGCTGCCAATGCTGCTGTTGCGGCTGTAAAGAAAGGATGTCAGCTATACAAGGACATCAAGGGCGCTGCTGGTGAGGTCAAGGACGTACTAGACGATCTAAAGACGCAGTTTGGGAAAATTCAGAATCCTACTAACGCTCAGAAGATTAAGTATAACGAGGAAGTAGCTAGGGTTCAGGAGATAGGCAAGGCTGATCCTAATGATGTCTTCATTAAGATTGGTAATGATCTTGGTGTGCTGATGGATGAGTACGACAAGATTGGTAAGGTCTTTATCCAGCAAGAAGCAGAAGCAACACAGGTTTATACGGGTGAAGATTCGGTTGGTAAACGGGCGTTAATACGTGTCATCATCCGGTCAAGATTAGATGCGATGTTTGCGGAACTACGCGAAACAATGGTCTATAAAGCACCGGCTGAGTTAGGTGACTTGTGGAGCAGATACGAGAAGATGTGGAAGCAGATCGTTATTGAGCAAGATGAGGCTCATAAACGTGAGACTGCAAAGCTACAGATTGAAGCTGCTAGAAGACGTAGAGCAGCAAGGATAAGGCAAGAATACGCAATATGGTTTGGCGCAATCCTTTTCGTCGTAGTGTGGTTCCTAGGCGTGCTTCATCTTCTAAGGGAGAGTCTGACGTATCGTTTGCTCTCGTCTTATGTGTACTAGTAATGGCTTTGACGTTTGTCGTTGTACTCCCTGTGCTTGGGGTGATGTACATGGATCTAAACAATGCTCGTGTGGCTGTAGAGATGGAAATAAGGGCTATCAGGGAACTACGCAAGCAAATTATTAACGAGCGAATAAGGGGTGAGCCTTGATTACTATGCAGCAATTTACTCAGTTAGTGCCAAACACTAAGTATCCTAAACAGTGGTACGAGGCGCTGTTTGGTAAGCAGACTGAGCTATCTGGCAAATCATTGGCTGAGGAGTACGAAATCAATACTCCTAAGCGTATTGCTGCATTTATGGCTCAATGTGGTCATGAGTCTGGTGGCTTTGTCTGGCTGACAGAGAACCTAAACTACAGTGCTGCTGGTCTAATGAAGACCTTTGCTAAATACTTCCCTGACCAAGCCACAGCTAACGCTTACGCTCGTCAACCCGACAAGATTGCTAACAAGGTCTACGCTAACCGTATGGGCAATGGCAATGAGGCTAGTGGTGATGGCGCTCGATACAAAGGTCGAGGTCTGATTCAGGTTACTGGCAAGGATAATTACTTCTGGTTCGCCTCATCTCTTGGAATTACTCCTGAAGAAGCCTCAGAGTATATGCAGACCTTTGAAGGTGCTGCTCAGAGTGCTTGCTGGTATTGGGAAACAGCTAGCCTAAATAAACTGGCTGATGCTGGTGATATTTTGACTATGACTAAGCGCATTAACGGAGGAACCATTGGACTCGAAGACCGTAAAAAACATTATGCTCATGCTCTCCATGTGCTTGGTGGCTAGTGCTTGCGAAGATAGATTTAGGTATCCCTGCCAAGATCCTAAGAACTGGGAAGCAACTCAATGTAAGCCTCCTATCTGCACTTCAACTGGAACCTGTCCTGAAGATGTAACTCAACCTGAAAAGGCCAAGCCATGATTTTAAAAGCTACAGAAGAACAACTTAACGCACTGCTTAAATTTGCCATTGGCATTACGTTCTGTGCAATTCTTGGCATGATGGCTACTCTGTCTATGTACTCGGTTGTGTTTGTTACTCAGCCTATGTCTGGCATGGCTCCAGCAGACAAGCAGTTCTTCCTATTGCTGTCTGATATGAGTAAGTATATTCTTGGTGCTTTGGCAACATTGATTGCTGTTAAAGGTAAGGAAGCACTGCCACAGTTTGTGCCGCCTAACTTGAGTAAGCCAGAGCCAGAGCCTCCTAAGCCAGTAGTAACTACGACGGTTACCACTGTACGTACAGAAGAAGCTACGGCTGGTTATGGCGGTAAAGCTGCACCAGTTCAACCACCTCATCCGGAGAGACATGAATGAAAAAGTTAATTGCACTTATTGCGTTTGTTCCTCTGATCCTGTTTGCTGCTGAAACTAAGAAGGTCTGCAATATGCAGAAGGATCGTAAAGGCAAGGAAGTTAAAGTCTGCAAAGATGTAAAGGTTCACAAGAAGCTCGACGGTACTAAGGTTCCTCCAAAGTGAATCCTTGGTTAATCCTTGGTGTAGTGCTAGCAGTTGGTGCTGCTGGAGGTGCTGGCCTATACCAAGGGCGTGAACTAGGCATGGCTAAAGTTCAGCAGAAATGGGATAAGGAACGTGCTGCTCAAGAGGC